CAGATATATCTTGACTTTCCAAAAATATCCTGCTATAATGATGTCAGTATAGAAAGGAGCGATACAACATGAAACATCCCGAAGCACTCAAGGCGGTTTTTGCCGACACCGGCGCCAAGCAGAAAGACATAGCGGAATGGATCGGGGCGAAGTCCCAGTCTGTTGTGTCCGAGCGTATCAATCATAAGAATATTAGTGTAAAGTCTCTGCTGGAGCTGTTGGGCGCTGTTGGCTACGAAATCGTAGTCCGCAAATCCGGCGGAGATTACCAGGACGGCGAATATCCAATCCGGCTGATGGACTATGAGTAAGAGGTAGTGTGTTATGAAAAAAATCGTCTGTTTGGCCTTGGCGCTGCTCTTGGTTTTCCCCGCAGGCTGTGGATCACCGAAACCGAAGTCTGTATATTCGGATGATGCCGTATCTGGCATGCAGGATGCCATTGAAATTCTCGATACCGTTTTGGAGTCCGGTATGAGCACCAAGACGGCTCGGGCGAAACTCGATGTAATATCGGCTGGCCTTGAAAAAAGCGAGGATTCTATGGACCAGCTATGCGCTCTCAGAATATCCATGGTTGCCAGTCAGCTATCTTTTTGTGCGGAAGATGATTTTTATGAAGTCCGTAAGTGTCGTGACGGGTTATACGATAGTCTTTACGGCGAATAACAAAATAATGCGAACTTTTACTTGACAAAAGCGAACTCTATGGGGTATAATGGGTACAACAAAGAAAGGAGCGACCCATTATGAGCAAAAAGACCGTTGCGCTGACCACCGAGCAGTACAAGGACATTATCCAGACGATCCAAACCGGATTTACCGGCTTCCGCAAGAACGACCGGCTCGCTACGGTCCTTGTTCTCGAAGCGAACCTGGGTCTGCGTATTGGAGACATTCTGCAGCTGAAGATGAGCGACTTCATTAAGGACGGCGACCGGTACCGCTTGGATATCGTCGAGGAAAAGACCGGCAAGGCCCGGACATTTACTGTGCCGTTCCAGATTTACCAGTACATCGAGAATTTCTGCTTGAAGAACAGAATTGCTAATGACGAGCGGATTTTCCCGATTACGGAGCGAGCGGTTCAGAAGAACCTGAAAACAGTCTGTGATTATCTGGGCTATGACCGCATTGGTACGCACAGTTTCCGTAAATTCTATGCTACGGAGATTTACAAGGCGAATGGATATGATATCGCCCTGGTCCAGCACCTCCTGCAGCATAGTAGTCCGAATGTGACCCAGCGGTATATCGGTGTATCTCCGCAGAAGGTCGAGCAGGCCATCACCGGCCACATGATGTTGCTGTGATTTGGTATGAGGTAGCATACAGATATACAAGTCTCAATCGCGTTACGGTGGCTCGTTTCCTAAAAGAGGAAGACGCACAGGAATATTTGGATTTCAAGCAAAGCAAACGAGAAAAGGACGCATATCCACCACTCGGAATAATTGTGATAGAGCCTTATGACGAAGAAGCCGAAGAGGCTGAATACAAAGAAAAATTTAAGTAGAGTGCCTGAGTGCCGTTTCTGTGGGTTTCCCCCCCACGGAGGCGGCACTTTTTATTTTGGTGTGAGGTGAGATTATATGGAGCATGACCGTAAGTGGGTCATTGAGGCTCTGTTCCGTGCCGACACGGACAGACTGGATATAGTAAAGGCCATATTCGACATGGCCCGGAACGAGAATAGCCGGGAAGTGGGTGTGCGGGTCCGCAACCTTGCCGGTCAAAAAGCCTTGGAGCATAAGGGGGACGAGCTAGGCAAGGAGTTCAACCGCCTGTATTGGGATATCATGCTGTGGCTGGCTCCTCGGGACTTCGACTCGTACATGCTGTATCTGGAGCGCAACCGAAAGCCGGCGGACCGATTTTATCAGCCGCGCCGTTTCCGCTTGAAGGAGATTGTGGACGCGCTGCAGGCTCTGGTGGATGACGAGCTGGACCAACTGTTTATCAGCATGCCGCCCCGTATCGGCAAGACAGCGCTTGTGAACTTCTTCTTCACATGGATACTTGGCCGAGAGCCGGAGGTATCGAACCTTTACAGCTCGTATTCGGCATACGTGACCAAGACGTTCTACACCGGTGTTTTGGAGATAATCAATGACCCGGACACATACGCATGGGGCGAGATATTCCCCGAAGCGAACCTTGCCGCCACCGATGCCACAGATCTGCGCATTGATATCGGCCGCCGCAAGAAGTATCCCACACTGACCTGCCGAAGCATTGACGGCGCTCTGAACGGCGGTGCCGACTGCCAAGGTGTCCTGTGTGGCGACGACTTGGTAGAGGGTATCGAGGAAGCGGTCTCCCCCGACCGACTGGCCAAGAAGTGGAGTACGGTCCTGAACAACCTCCTCCCCCGCCAAGTGGGTAAGAAGGGAAAAATCGTTTTCATGGGTACCCGTTGGAGCCTGTATGACCCAATCGGGAAGCAAATCGAACTGCTGGAGAACAACCCGGACTATGCAAATGTCCGGTACAAGGTGATCAACCTGCCTGCGCTGGATGAGAATGAGGAGTCTAATTTCGACTACCCCAACGGCAAGGGCATGAGTACGGACCAGTACAAGCAGCGACGAGCCGCCATGGAAGAAGCCGGCCAAATCGCAGACTGGGAGGCACAGTACATGGGCAATCCCATCGAGCGTAACGGCCAGCTGTTCGACCCGACCGTTATGCGGTTCTATAACGGCGTCCTGCCGGAAGGTGAGCCGGACCGTGTATTTTCGTTCGTTGATACCGCATACGGCGGCGGCGACTACGTATCTGCACCGGTGGCGTTCCAGTACGGCGACGAAATCTATATCCATGACGTGGTGTTCAACAACGGGGACAAATTCATCACCCGGCCACTGGTGGTGCAATGCTTCGTCATCAACTCTGTGGGTTCCGCCCGGTTCGAAGGTACCAAGACCACGGACGAATACCGGGAGTGGGTCGATGCGGAGGTCAAAAAACGCGGCCACCGCATGAATATCACGAGCAAGGCTGCCTCTACCCGCAAGCGCAAAGAGGAGCGTATTTTTGAGCGAGCACCGGAAATCCGGGAGTTCTACTTCCGCGATACGGCACACCGTTCTCCGGAATATGCGCTGTTCATGCGTAATCTGCACTCGTTCACCATGACGGGCAAGAACAAGCACGACGATGCCCCGGACAGCCTTGCAGGCCTGTGCGACATGATCCACCGCGCCGCGTGTAAGCCGCGCATTATTGATAGGCCTTTTTAATGGCGAAATGTTCCGTAAAACGGTATTGACAGTATGGTGAAAATTCAGTAAAATTAAAGAAGGATGGGTCTTCATCTGCCTATCTCCTTTCTCCCGCCCGGCTCCGGGGCGGTTCAGTACCGGGCTCGCCGTCTGCCGTGGCGGAAATAACGGCATTATGGGCGATTAGCTCAGTTGGCTAGAGCTGTAGTGTCCCGGGTTCGAGTCCCGGATTGCCCCGATAAGGCAGGGTCGCTCCCTTCCGTGCAAGCCGGACGTATGAGGACAACGATACAGTCGGGACACGACGGAGCAGCCACGCCGCATACCCGGATGTGTGAGCCGGGGCCTCACCGGTGGCAACAGGACTTCGAGAGCCTGAAAAAACCGGGCTCCTGGAAGTATAGCTCAGTCTGGTAGAGCTTCGGACTGTTAATCCGATGGTCGGTGGTTCAAATCCATCTGCTTCCTCCACTCTTTTCCGTATTGCCGGGAGTCCCCTCCCCCGGCCTTTATGGATCACTGGCCCGAGGGTACGGGCAGACCGCTCATAACGGTCAGGTCTTGGTTCAATTCCAAGGTGGTCCACCACCCCGCGTAAAAGCGGGGCACCTCCTCTTGTGGTTCTGTGACGGCTCGGAAAGACGAGAAGCCCTGCGGCGGGGTTATCCATGGCCCTGCCGCAGGACGCAATAATATGCCGTTGCATCAGTTGGAAAACCAACGGGTGTTGTTGCAATGCAGGTTCAATTCCTGCCAACGGCACTAAATCTCCAAAGGCCACGGAGTTGACACCCCGGAAAGACGGGGGCATGCGCAGCACTGGTGTAACTGGTAGCACCCTGGCCTTCCACGCCACAAGTGTGGGTTCGAGTCCCACGTGCTGCTCCAAGAGCCAAAGCCGACAGCGTACACGGTTAAATATCCGGCTGAAAGATGCCGGTTCCGGTCGGCAGGCCCCGGCTCCGGGAAGGGCCACCGCGCAGGAAAAGGTGCGAACCTGCACATACCGCGAAGAGCGGTATATGGGAGTGTAGCTCAGTTGGTAGAGCCATGGGTTAATAGGCCCACAGGGGCGCCGGTTCGATTCCGGCCATTCCCGCCATCATAGAAAGGGGCGGTGTCGATAGTTGCCTAAGAAAACCGAAGCAATTAAAGTGTTCTGCCCCGTTTGTGCCAAGCGAGGCCGAAAGAAATGGATTGACACCGTTGGTCCGGGTGCATCGGGCACCATTTATCCCTTGTGTAAGCTGCATGGGAACGTCATGGTAGACCTCGACAAGCTGGACGGCGAGAAAACATATATAACCGTAAGTGCCTAAAGTGCCGTACTCCCCTGCTGGGGAGCGCGGCACTTTTTGTTATGGGGGGGTAATTCATTTGATTACATTTGGACGCCGCAGGATCTTCGCGGACTGCGACGAAATCAATGCCTCGAACGTTGAAAAAATCATAGCTGAAGCACTGACGGTTCATCAGAAAAACGCGCTGGAAATCGGCTTCCTACGGAGGTATTCCAAGGGCAACCAGCCTGTCTTGCGGCGCAAAAAGAAAGTCCGTGCCGATATCACGAATAAAGTCGTTGTGAACATTGCGGCCGAAGTGCTTGACTTCAAACTGTCATATATCTTCGGTGCTCCTGTTGACATTGTGCGGCCGGCGGACTCCTCCACCTCTGTGGATATTAGTCCCCTGCAGCGCATGATGGCAGAGCAAGGAAAGGACGATATCGACCAGGAAATCGCAATGGATTTCTGCATCGGTGGACTGGGGTATCGCTGTATCATGCCGAACAAGGATGAGGACGAAATATCTCCCTTCCGTATGGCAGAAATGCTGCCGGAAACCACGTTCTGCATTTACAAGAACGATATATTCAAGACCAAGCTCGCCGGTGTCTCCTTCATTGTGCAGACTGACGGAAAGGTAACGTTTACGGTCTTTACCAAGAAGCACCGTTTTGAGTTGAAAAGCGATACATCTGCTGGTCCGAAGCTGAAAAAAACCGAGCCGAACGGCATTGGTGAAATCCCCATTGTGGAATATTCCATGCCGGAGGGTATGGGTGTGTTTGAAAAGGGCATATCCAAAATGGATGCCTACAACACAGCCACTTCGAACCGGATTGACGATGTGGAGCAGTTTATTCAGTCCATCCTTGCTGTCTTCGGAGTCGATTTGACCGAAGAGGACTTGGCAAAGCTGAATAAATCTCTCTGTCTGATTGTTCCTGATATTCGAGAGGGTGTCACGCCCGAGGCGAAATATCTGGTAAACAACCTGGACCAGTCCGGTGTTCAGGCCATTATGGACGACCTGTATTATCACATTCTGGAGGTCTGCGGAGTCCCCGGCCGCGAGCAGTCTTCCGGCGGTAATACGGGCGCAGCCACAGAAATGGGTGCAGGCGGATGGCGTAAGGTGCAGTACAGCGCCGAGCGCATCATCGCCGCTTGGAAGAAGGGCGACCGGGATATGTACCGGGTCATTCTCTCCATTCTGAAGAAGAGCAGCAAAACCGAGGCGCAAAAGCTGAAGGACCTGAAAATTACCGATTTGGAGTCGAAGTTCACCCTCTCCAAGAGCAACAACGTCCTGTCGAAGAGCCAGGGCATGTTGAACCAAATTCAGGCCGGTATCCATCCTCGTATCGCTATCCGTGAAAGTGATTTGTTCTCTGATCCCGAGCAGGTGTATGAGGAGAGCAAGCCTTATATTGATAAGGCTTTGGAGCGTATGGGCAACAAGAAGGCCGAAGAAACCGGTGGAAGCACCGGCGGCTCCAAAGAGTCCGGCGATGTGACCAACCAGCCGAAGGGTGACGGAAGTATGAGCAAGTCTGTGGAGGGCAAGGCCAATGTCCAAAAGCCGGATTGACGAATGGCTTGACCGGGAACTGAATGTCTTGGCGGTCATTTCCGAAATCGTTCACTCTATCGAGAAAACGGCGGAAGAGGACGCGGACGACTACGATACCATCGACCTGATTTTGGACTTGCTGGCCTCCACCGTCATATCGACCGTAGAGGAATATCTCGAAAACGAGTATGACGATGCGTTCCGAGACGGCCTGGATGGTTGGGTCAGTGCCGACCCGGACGAGGCGTCCAGAACCGCTGCGGTCCACGCCGAGGTGGATGGCAAGACCTTCTCTGATCGTATCGAAGAATACGCGGCAGCTGGGCTGGACGGATTCGAAACGAAGGTTGCTGCCTTGGTTGCGACTGACGGCCACCGGGTCCGTTCGGAAGGTGTGCTGGATGCCGGGGATACTCTTGAAGGTGTGGGCTTGACCGTTACGAAGACGTGGCAGAGCGTGTATGACGGAAAAGAGCGTGATGCGCACCACCGCCTGCACGGAGTTACCGTTCCTTATAAAGAGGATTTCGAAGTTGATGGGTTCAAAGCTCCCGCCCCCGGCCTGTTCGGAGTGGCGCAGCTCGACTGCAACTGTAGATGTTGGCTCACGTTGGGCGTAACTGAATAATCAGTGCCTAAGTGCCGTTTTGAACTGTCCGGAATTTCCGGATAGTTCGGACGGCATTTTTGCATATTTCGGGCTCCCGGCTCCGTTATGCCGGAGAAGAACGCGGCCCCCAGCCGCTGAAACAAAATGGAGGATATCACATGGACCTTAAAACACTGCTTGGAGATGCCTACAAAGAGGGCATGTCCCACGAGGAAATCGACGCGGCTCTGGCCGACCGCGATCTGATTGACAAGTCTGAGGCCGAAACCTTGGCAACAAATCGTGCCGCTGCTACCAAGCGCCTTCTGGATCAGGCCAACAAGAAGCTGGCTGAGGCTCAGAAGAAGGGCACTGAAGCCGGCAACGAGAACGCCGCCCTGATGGAGCGTATCAACGCCCTGGAGGAGCGTGACAAGGAAAATACCCGTCAGGCCAACATCGCTACGCACAAGGCATCTCTGATTGGCTTGGGCTACGATGAGGCTCTGGCGACCGAAACGGCAACGGCTATGGTTGACAATGACATGGCAAAAATCATCGTCAATCAGGGCAAGTTCCAGGCAGCTCGTGAGCAGGCCATGAAAGAAGAGCTGATGAAGAATACCGGGAACCCTGCGGGTGGTGGCTCCGGCACCGTTGGGGTTGACTATGCTGCGGCAAAGGCGAAGGCTGCACAGGAAGGAAACGACCTGGAATATCTGCGCCTGTGTCGTGAGGAAGCGGAGCAGACTTCCGAAAAATAATCTCATGGAGGGATTAAGAAATGCCTGATATCACTAATTACATCGCATCCGGCCAGCCTACTCTGTTTGCTGGTCCCATTCTCTTCCGCACCGGTCGTGTGGACACTCCCCTGATCACCATGATCGGCTCTCGTCGCCGCAACTGGAACGGCGAGAAGTTCATCATTGGTCAGACCTGCGCGAACCCTGTTGCTCGTCAGGACACCGCCGTGTCCGAGCAGGATACCCTGACTCCTCCCACCTTCAAGCCTGTCGGCCGCGAGCAGGATACCAACGTGATCGAGATCCACACCGCGAGCCTGAACATCACCGACTACTCCGAGGGCAACCGCGCCGGTCTCGCCGGTCCCAACCTGGCCGGCCAGCAGGGTACTCCGCTGAATGAGCTGGACTTCCAGCGCAACAATCAGCACCTGCAGTTCCTGCAGGACATGGAGTGGGCGCTGATCAACAGCGAGTATTTCGACCGTAACGGCGACAATACCAAGCCCAACAAGACCCGCGGTCTGAACCAGGCCATTAAGACCAACGTTCTGGACATCAAGGGCGCCGAGCTGTCCTGGTCTCACCTGAACGAGCTGCTGGTCTGCATGGCTGACAACGGCGCCTCCACCCACGGCCTGGTCCTTGGCTGTGATACTGTGGCTGCCACTCAGCTGGCTATCGAGGCCAAGGCTGAGCACTTCGAGGTTGTCTCCGGTGTGACCAACATCAACGGTATCGCCGTGACCACCATTAAGACCCTGAAGGGCGTTGTGACCCTTGTGGAGATGCGCTATCTGCCTGCGAACACCGCGTTCGTGCTGAACGTGCCTATGCTCGGTCTGGTGGAGCAGCCTACCAACTTCGGTAACTACTACTGGACCCACATGGGTCGCACCGGCCTGGGCCGCACCGAGATGTTCTACGCCGCCTTCGGCCTGGACTACGGTGCCGAGATGGCTCACGGCAAGATCACCGGCATTGCCGAGGGCTATACTCCCTACAAGGGCACCAAGGTGTATATCGCCAATGGTGTTGTGCCTACTGTCGATGAGAACCCTCAGCTGTCTGGCGCTACCCTGACTTCCGCTCAGGTCGGCGTTGCTACTCCTGAGCTGGCTCTGGAGTACACCGGTGAGCCTGCCGAGGCCGCTGCTCTGACCTATCAGTGGCAGTCCGGCAAGTCCGCCATCGGTGTGTTCACTGACATCGAGGGTGCCAATGCCGCCACCTACACTCCCGTTGCGGAGGATGAGGGTCTGTTCATCCGTTGCGTCGTGACCGCTTCCGGCTCCGCCGAGGGCACCGTGACCTCCAATTCCAAGAAGGTCGCTGCGGCCGAGTAAGGATAGGAGGGATAGCGCATGACCCAGCTTGAAATCTTGAAAGCATGGCTGCCGGACGTAAAGAACGACACTCTGCTGATAACCGCCCTTGACCGGGCCAAGTTGGGCATCCTGGCTCTCCGTTTTCCGTTTGGGTATGACGAAACCCAGGATCTGGAGCCCCAGTACATGGGGCTCCAGATCGACTGGGCCATTGAGTTGATATCCAAGATGGGTGCTGAAGGCGAGGTCGCTCACAGCGAAAACGGCACGTCCCGTACCTACGAAAACGCCGATGTTTCGAACAGTCTGAAGCGCCGCGTTGTGCCGATGGGCAAGGTGGTGTCGCTCGAATGAGAGATTTGAAACGGAACCAAATTCCCTTCTGGTACAGCTTGTACCTACGAAAGGAACCCGTTCTGCAGGATGGCTTCGAAACAGGACAGTACAAGGAAGTTTATTCCGAGCCGGTCATGGCTTGGGCTCGAATTTCCTCTTCTACTGGCGAAAGCGATGTAGAAATGTTCGGTGCTGCCGTTCAGTATGACCGGGTGATTTCCACAGTTCAGAAGCTCCCTATCGACGAGTACAGCCACCTTTGGATCGAGTCGGACCCGAACACCGGTGCCAAATACGATTACAAGGTGAAACGTGTTGCACAGGGCCTAAATCAAAATCTGTGGGCTATCGAGAAGGTGGTCAGAAATGGCTACGAAGCGAATTAAATTCGGCCTGTCTACTGCTTCGGTGCAGCGGGCAATGGACGAATT